GCGAACTTGCGGATAATGAGCCATTACCTGATAAAGCATACAAACCACGCGCAGTTCTGGAGAAATAAATGCAATACATAAAAGACTCTAATATTTTGAGACCGCCTACACCTAAAGAAATAAAAGACCTCAGGACTGAGACGGGGCTAACAGTGGCGCAAGCCGCTAATTTAATACACAAAACACCACGTTCTTTTCAAAGATGGGAACGGGGAGAAGGGAACATACCTTTAGCTTATTGGGAACTATTTGAGCTAAAGTGCAAAGTTATTAAGATGCGCGAAGGCGCGACAGCATAGATGGAAGATTTCTATGTGCCTACTGAAAAAGAAATACGAGGGCATAGATTACGTTCTCAACTAACACAAGGGCAAGCCGCTAAGTGTTGTTGTGTAGCTCAAGCTACATGGGCTAGATGGGAAAGCGGGAGAAACAAAATGCCCCCCGGATTATGGAAACTATTTTTAATTGAGCTTAAATATAAAAATGATATTGAAGAAGTTGAAGAGGAATTACCTGTTACTTCACTAGATGAAATAACTGAAAATTGGGATAAAGATTATTTAAACCATTTGGAGGGCCATTGATTATGGGAAAAAAAGAAGAGCTACTTAAAATGGACGGCTATAACGATTGCATTGCGGGGAAAGTATCAGGAGCAGGAATGCCGGATAAAATATGTTATGTATATGAAAAAGTTATTAGGAAAAATATGGAGATGGGTATGTCACATGAAGAAGCAGTGGAGTATTTTGAGTATAATCAAATAGGTGCTTACGTGGGAGATCACACTCCATGCTTCATAGAGGATATAGCATTTACAGAAAATGAGACCTAAAGAACACAGGTGTATAAAATGTGGCACTTTTTATTATCATGAAATTCGTTATAACGGAGCTCAAAGATACTGCCATAAATGCTATTTACAAAAACGAAGAGTTTACGAACAAAAAAGAATTGATAAATTTAATGCGGTATTAAAATATCGTGGGGATATTAATTGGCCTCACGTCAATAATAAATCTAAAATATTTGAATCGGGGTTATTTGGAATCAATGGAAATATACAAAGACAAAGCACTGATAGTAAACACAAAAAATCCTAATAATATACTATCAAATATACCTAAAAGTAGGGTTTTAAAATCTTATGAAAACGGTGTAACACAGGTCGTAGTTAATTGGGGGATTGATGAGGTAATTGAATTATCTAAATTAGTTAAATTTCCCCCTTCGCCAATTACTAAAGATTATAAATGGCCTGGTATATATAAACCATTTAACCATCAAAAAGAGACAGCCGAATTTTTATCCGCTCACAAACGTGCTTATTGTTTAAGTGAAGCGGGAACAGGTAAAACCTCAGGTGTTATATGGGCCGCTGATTATTTAATGAACAAAGGTAAAATTAGTAGAATGCTAGTTGTGTGTCCTTTATCTATTATGAAAGCCGCATGGGAAACAGATCTGTTTAAAACAGCTATGCACAGAACTGTAGCTATAGCGCATGGGAGCGCGGAAAAAAGAAAAAAGATTCTTGCTCAAAATACAGACATTGTGGTTATAAACTATGATGGAATTGAGATTGTTAGGAAAGAATTAGAAAAAGGTGGGTTTGATTTAATTGTAGTGGACGAAGCTAACTACATTAAGACAGTAACTACAAAGAGATGGAAATCACTTAATAAATTAGTTAATCCTGATACATGGGTGTGGTTGTTAACTGGCACACCCGCGGCGCAATCACCTTTCGATGCATACGGATTAGCTAAGTTGGTTAGCCCTGTTTCTGTACCCCGTTACGCCGGTACATTTAAAGATATGGTCATGCAAAAGGTTGGGCAGTTTAAATGGGTTCCTAGATATAATGCTCAGGATATAGTGTTTAAAACATTACAACCTGCTATTCGCCACACAAAAGAGGAATGCTTAGACTTACCAAACGTGTTGTATACATGCAGAGAAGTGAGTTTAACACCTCAACAAAATAAGTATTATAAAAAGCTTAAAAAAGATATGTACATGCAAGCGGCGGGGGAAGATATAACAGCAGTAAACGCTGGTGTTATGTTGACTAAATTACTACAGGTTAGCGCGGGGTCTATCTATTCAGATGATGGTGAAACTGTAGAGTTTGATATAAAAAATAGGATCACTGCACTTAAAGAGATAATAGAAGAAGCAAGCCATAAGGTGCTAGTGTTTTGCTCATTTAGACATAGTATAGACAGGATTAGAGACGAACTAAGTAACAGTAATATATCTTGTGAACTTATACATGGAGATGTATCCATGAATAAAAGGTCCAAGATATTTGACGATTTTCAAAAAACTCCGGACCCGCAAGTATTAATTATTCAACCTCAAGCTGCTTCTCATGGGGTTACTTTACATGCGGCTAACGTAGTAGTTTTCTGGTCACCTGTGTTGTCAGTAGAAACTTACATACAATGTTGCGCCAGGGTTGACAGAGCAGGGCAACGTAACCCTATGACTGTGGTTCATTTACAGGGCAGCCCCGTAGAGGAACGAATGTATAAAATGCTGCAGGGCAAAATAGATTTACACACACAGCTAGTTAATTTATATAAAGAGGAGATTGGGTGTTGACAATGTAAAGATGTATGCTATGCTTTGATTTTAATCAAAACGAGGTAGATAAAGGTGAATGAAATAATGACGAGTACCAGAAGTGAAGGGTTAAAAACAGTCGTAGAAATGATTGAGATAGAATCCATAACTGGCGATGACATCGAACGGCTGATGAAAGCTGATATTAAAATGCGTGATAAGATAGCTTCTCTTGAAAATAAAATAAAAACAATAAAAGAAGAAAGATCACAAGTTCAAGCTATTCTTATTGAAGCTTGTCGCCATCTCAAATCTGATAGTCTGAAAAATAAAATTGGAACTCTTACCAGAAGAATTAAAAAGCGCTATTGGACTACAGACTGGCCAAGTATGTATAAGTTTATAGAAGAAAAAGGATTGATAGAATTTATGGAAAAAAGGTTAAACCAAACAAATATAAAAGAATATTTAGCTGAACACCCCGATGAATTACCACCAGGGTTACAAAGTTCTGCTGAGTACGCAATCACCATACGCAGGAATAAAAGCTACGAGGAGATAGAAGAATGACACAAGATTTAGATGTATTTCAAAATAAACCTACACAAATGGTTAAAAGTAACAGAGACGATGGATTTTCTCATACTATATCTGGTAACTCTTCTACCAGTAAAAGAATTTCCATACGTAACAACCTGTTTAGATTAATTATTAACGGGGAAGAAATAAGTAAAAGCAATCAACGACATTTAGATGTAGTTATTGTCAATGCTTCTCCTTCTGTGCACAGAATGTTTTATGCTGAAGCATATAAACCTGGGGCTAAGTTATCTCCACCTTCATGTTGGAGTTCTGATGCTCAAATTCCTGATAAAGATGTGCCAGAAGCGCAACATGCAGACTGTTCCGGTTGCCCACAAAATATAAAAGGTTCAGGACCTAATAATACTAAAGCGTGTAGATTTAGTAGACGCATAGCTGTTGTTATGTCTGATAATTTAGAAGGTGACATATATCAAATGACTTTACCTGCTCAATCTATATTTGGAACTGGTGATGATACTGGTAAGCCACTGAATAAATATGCAGATTATGTAAAGGCTAATGGTGAAGCTGTAGGATCAGTAGTTACACGTATGTCTTTTGATGAAAATTCTTCTAGTACTAAAGTTAAATTCTGGCCTTTAGCTAGATTAACAGACGACGAGTTTGAAATTTCTAAAGGTCAAGGAGCTACTGAAGATGCTCAAAGAGCTATTACCTTAACTGTAGTTAAGAAAGAGCCTGAAGTAGATGAAAAAGATATACCAGAAGCTTTTAGATTAACTCAAAAAGATGAAAGTGATGAAATTGAAGCGGAGAAAAAAGAAACCATTACTGAACCTGTTAAAAAGAAAACGAGTAGAAAAAAGAAAACTAAAACCGAACCAGCTCAACAAGATTTATTTGATAAAGAAAAAACTGAAGAACCTGTACAAGATACAGGGGATGTAAGTCTTGATGATCTAGTATCTGATTGGGAGTAAAAATAGCATGAGAGGTTATTCACAAAAAGTAATTAATGATAATAAAAAAGCTAGGCCTATAACGTCTGGTGTTAAATTAGGTAAACTATGTATTAAACTTATGTACCCTGTAGATAAGGTAGCTAAGAAACTAAAAAAATCTAGGCAATGTGTTTATGATTGGTTTTGTGGTAAGGCTGCCCCTACTAAAATTAATACCGAAAAAATAAACCAGTTAATAGATGAATTAACTGCGCAGTTTAAATAATGCATTCCCATGCATATAAAAGAATTTTTACGACATGTGTGGTCGGAACAAGGGTTTTATTGCGTTGTAGGTAAAGATCAACAAAATATTATTCACCCTAAATTCGTCAAAACTATTGACGAAGTAGAAAGACAAGCGCTCAAACTTTTAAAAGATAAACAAGACGTTTATTTTGCTTGCTCTACGTGGGTTGAACCTACTGATAGAAAAAAACCAAACGCTAAAGAACAACGTGTTTTATGGTTAGATATAGACTGCGGTTACGATGAAAAGAAACGTAAGTGGAAGGATTATCGAACTAAAGAAGATGCGTTAGTAGCTTTAAAAAAGTTTACCGAAGAAACTAAACTTCCCGCGCCTACATTAGTAGATTCCGGGAGGGGTATACATTGCTATTGGTCATTTACTGAGCCTGTAGATAAAGTAGTTTGGCTTCCTGTAGCGCAAGGACTTAAATTCTTATGTGTTAAGCATGACTTCCATGCAGACCCCATGTGCACAGCTGATGTAACTCGTATCTTAAGAATACCCAATACTAAGAACTTTAAAGATATAGATAATCCGCAAGATGTTAAGACTATAAAGATTGGTAAACCAACCCCATTTGAAGACCTTGCATCTATAATTCCTGTTCAAGTAGTAAAAGAGTTTACGCCTAGAAGAGAAGCTGACGCTGCTACAAAAGCATTATTAGGTAACCACTCTTCTAGATTTAGAAAAATAATTGAACGTTGCAAAATAGACGATGGTTGCGCTCAACTAGAATATATTATGACTAAACAGCAGGAAATTGAAGAACCTTTATGGCGATCCGGATTATCTATAGCAGTTCATTGTGAAGATAAGTCAATAGCTATTCATAGTATATCTAAACTCCATTCAGACTATGAATTTGAAAAGACCGAAGAAAAAGCGTATCAAATCCCTGCTCCGCACACGTGTAAACAATTTGAATCATTACGTCCTCCGGGCTGTAAAAATTGCCCACACAAAGGGAAAATTACTTCTCCTATTCAGCTTGGACGTATTATAGCCAGAGCTCGTGGCGCTGATAATATTATTGAAGCTAAAAGTGAAGCTTTAGACGAGATGGTTACTTATCAAGTACCAGAATACCCATACCCTTATTTTCGAGGTAAAAATGGTGGGGTGTACAGAGTCATGCCGGATGATGATGAAGACGGTATTAAAATATATGATTATGATTTTTATCTTGTTGAAAGGTTACACGATCCTAACTTAGGAGAATGTGCATGGTTTAAATTACATCTACCTAAAGATGCCGTTAGAGAGTTTATAGGTAGAACCAGTGAACTGATGACTAAAGACAAAGCAAGACAAATTTTAGTTGATATAGGGGTGATAGCTCATGGTAAGCAAATGGATAGTGTTATTAACTATATTGTTACTGCGATTCAAACACAACAACGTACAAAAGAAGCTTCTCCTATGCATAAGCAATATGGATGGAATCCGGGACCGGTTGAAACTAAAAATAAGATTTTGATTGGCAACAGAGAGATAAGTGCTTTCGGTATTAAATACGTACCTATAGCGGATGAATTGAACGAAGTTAACCCAACTCTACAGAAGCAAGGTAGCTATGAAGAGTGGCAAAAGGCGATAAGTATTTATGAGCGACCTGGAATGGAGCTTAGGGCATTTGGTTTCTTTTGTGCATTCGGTTCACTACTAATGCCTTTCTTTGACTCACGGGAAAAGTCAGCTGTTATTAATCTATATCATCCAGAAACAGGTCAGGGTAAGACTACTATACTTCAGGCAATGACAAGTGTTTATGGTAACCCTGATTTATCCGCTAAGCTTATTCAGTTATGGGGGGATACAGCTAACTCTATCGTGCATAGGATGGGGTATATGAATAATTTACCAGCTGCTGTAGATGAGTTTACAGACGTTAAACCAAGCGAGTTACACACATTCCTTAAGTTTATGGCAACAGGACGTGGTAAAAATAGGTTAACAAGCGGTAGTGTAAACAGAGAAAGGGCTAATGATACTGTGTTCAATCTTATATGTTTAGTCTCTAGTAACACTGATTTTCGTAGTGTTATGTTTTCAGACAGAGCTAAGTCTAGCGGAGAGATGGCACGATTTATTCAACTGCGAATAGAGAAAGATACTACTCTAACTAAAGAAGAAGCTGATACTCATTTTGGTAAATTGTTTGACAACTATGGTCATGCCGGAGAGATATATGCTCAGTATTTAATAGCTAATATAGATAAAGTTAAAAAAGAACTACAACAAACACAAAGAAAAATAGATAAAGAATTAAATATTAAAAGTGAAGATAGAAAATATTCAGCTACTTTAGCTGCTGTTTTTCTAGGGGCTATCATATCTAAAAGTTTAGGTATTCATAACATACCTATTATGCCGGTGTACAAAGCTATAGCTAAAGAATTACGTAGTTCTAAAATAGATTTAAAAGAAAGAGATTTTGATGCATTACAAACACTAGGTAATTTTTTAAATGAGTGTAAGAGTAATACACTTGTTATCAATAGTAAGATTGATTCTAGAGCAGGGGTATCAGAAGCTCCAATACTAAGACCTACACTTGATCTTAAAGTTAGAGTTGAACCAGATACTAATACTATTTACATACCTGTATCCATTATGCGAGAGTATACTAATAGTATTAAAGTAGATTATAATGATTTTATTAAAGGTTTAAAAAAGGAAAATGTATTAAGAAGAGCATCACAAAATAAAACTCTCCATAAAGGATTAGACATCAGCGCGCCAGCGGTTAGGTGTTTATGGATTGATAACTCCACATTTGAAGATATACAAACAGAAAACTTAGACCTAGATATTCCTAAAAATGTTAACTAACGGTGTTGATTACCAAATAATGTGGCCGGACTTTAAACCAGGTACTTCTATTTTTATTCCTGCTATTGATGTTAAAGCAGCTCTTAAGGCGTTAAAGAAAGAAAGCAAACGTCTGGAGTTTAAGTTCGTGCATAAAATAGTAGTAGAGAATGGAGTAAAAGGTATAAGAGCTTGGCGGCTTAGCTAGTCACCAAATAAAAAATCATATTCATCTTCATCATAGTCACTTTCTTCTATTAAACGATCTCTTAATCTTGGGTTTAGAGTTACACCATGTACAGCTTCAAGGGCTTTTCTATCAAAAGTTTTACGTGAGTTATTTAATGTTTGCCCCGTAATTGCAACCTCAGGATTTTTCTTATTAAATTTATCTATCTTTTTTTGTATTCTATTCATTCCATTACTATCTCCAGCTTTAGTAGCGAGATAGTAATTTAATAATAATTTAGTTCTCCAACCTTCAATTTTTTGCTCTTTGAATTTCATAATGGATACGCGTTCATAAGCTTGACTTAAATCAGAATTGCTAAACCCAAATAACTGCATAAATAAATTATAAGCATTTGGGTCATCCACTATCTTAAGTCCTTTTCTGGTGGTAGCTCCCTCAGTTGCAAATCTAAAAGTTTTAACACCATTTCTAGCCCACGTAGGAATTATTTGTTCTACGCCTCTAGTAATATTCCCTTCATTTATATCACTAATACCACGATCAATACCTGTTAATATTGACCAGCTTGGGCCTAAAAAGTGTTCTGCTATATACACAGCTTCACCTACTTCTTCTCTACGCCTTCTATCAGCGCGCCACATTAATCCTCTGAATCCAGTTCTAGCTCCTATATCAACATTAAAAGCAGCACTTAAAGGCCCTTTGTAACCTACTTCACCTATTGATTGCTTAACAAAATCATCTAATAAAAATGGATCCTCTTCATCATCTACTAGTAACGAAGCTAACGCATCTGCGGCTCCATAAAAAGGTAATCCTTGAACCCCAGCAAACATATAAGCCATACCAGATATACCCATTAATTGTTTTCTAGCAATGTTCATTTCTTTTTTAGTTAATTTTCTTTTTTTATCGCCGGTAAGATGGTAAGACAAATTAAATGATCTTCCAAGCAACTGAGATACTAAATATATTTGAGCTTGAGCAAAACGTTTAAAAGTAAAAGCTACTTTACCTATACCAGATTGAAATAGTAACGGCCCTGCTTCAGGTAATGCATGTGAATGAGCCTTAATTGTTAGCTTTATGGCTTTTTCTATAGCCGTTTGCTCAGAGTCCCCTGCGTCTCTAGCTAAATCATAAGCTGCTACTAAAGTAAGCTCACGATTGGCTCGTTCTGAGTTTTTAAACGTCCAACCTAATGCTTGATTAACTAAATTTGCTGACTGACCTAACTTAGTATTAGAATTAAAATCTATACTTTCATGTATTAACCCGCGGGTTAAAGTCATTCTTTCATTAGCTGTTTTAAATAAAGCGCCGTACTTTTGTTTTTGTTCTGCGTTAAAACCTTCTTCCATTGTATAGTCAGGTATGTTACGTGTTTCCCAAGTGCTTCTATTTTTTAATTTAGCTTTACCCTCCAAGTCACCTTGAAAATAAAGTTTACGGGCGTTTTCTAATGCGGAAACAGATTTTCCAATTCCGTAATCAAGCCCCAACATAGGCGCTACTACAATAGGCATCTGCGTTAAGTTAACAAAAGCTGAAGATAAATTACCTCCTATATACCATGCATAACTTGAAAAACTAGCTGTAGAAGCCCAGCTTTCAGCAACAGGGTTTAAAAAGAAAGAAGCCCTATCATTTATAGCTTCATATATACCTTTGCGATACCCTTCACCAGAACCTCCTTTACTAACGTTTGCTTTTATTTCGTTTAAAGCAGATTTAATGTCAGGAAGATAAGTTATATCGTTTATATTTTTTATAGCTCTATTACTTGCATTTGCAAAACCATACTCTAAATCTTTTATAAATCCGTGAAAGCCATGTCTATGTCTACTAGCTGCTTGAACACTGTCTGCTCTGAATCTACTTAAAAATTGTTCCGTTATTTGATCAGTTAAAGTATCTTTTACATCTGCAGATATATCAGCTCTACTTAATAACCCTTGAATATAGTCATACATCTCTCTATCAGGTGGACTATCTTTAGCTGGTGTGGGTCTTGAATATCCTTCGTCAGTAAATTTAACAAAATCTTTTTTAGTTTTTGCTTCTTCTTTTAAACGTTCTCTTTCACGTGGTGTTTGTGCTGCTATTACTACTGTTTCTAGTCCGTCTTTTGTTTGTATTTGATAGTCAAACCAATAGTCTCCATCACGCATAAAAGGTTGATAAAATTCTAACTGTTTCTCATTAAATTCTTTTCTTAAGTAATCTACATTTCTTCCGCTCATTTTTTCTAAAGCGTCTAAAGCTTCCATAGAACGTTGTACAAGACTATTATGCATACCAATAGCTATATCTTGAAGGTCTTGAGGTAAGGCTTTAAATTCTTTTACAAGCGCATGATCTTTATTTTTTTCTTTGCCTGGGTGTATATTTTGTCTAGATAACTCATAAGTTATGTCAGTCCACTTATCAAACACAGGAGTATTTCTATACTGATCTAATACTCTTGACATCTCTAGTTGAAATTGACTTAATTTTTTTGCTGCCTTATCTAAAGCTGAAGCTCTTTTTTCTACAGTTTTTTCTAACGTGTTTACTCCGGGTACGTCTGGAAACAGCTCAAATATTTGTGACAAAGAAAGTATTCGTACGTAATATTTTTGCGCCCATGAACTAAACTTAGAAAAAACATCTCTAATACCTTCCATTAATCCTTTACTATAGACAGGTTGAGTTTTAACAACTTGCCCTACAACGTCTATTAACTCAGTATAATTTTTAGGGTTAACTTTTGATAGGGAATCTCTACCAGCATTTCTAATATCATCAGTTGTTGTAGGACCATCAGGTATATTACTTGCTTGATTAATAACTTTAACTTCTGTAGGCGGTCCTGGTGGAGTAGCCGCAAATACTCCTGGATCTTTATCACGTTGTCGTATAAGTTCTTTACGTTGTTTTATAAGTTCGTCACGTTGTTTTCTAAGGTCCACAAACCTTTTTTCTGTGCTTAACTGTATTTGCACTATTTCAGAAGGAGCTCTCGTACGATCTTCATATTCAAATCTATATCTTAAGTCTCTAGCGTCTCTTCCTTCTTTCAATGCTTTATTAAGTTCAGGTACATCTGCGTCGAGTTTTTCTTCAATTTCACGTATTTGTTGTTCAAGAGATTTCGTTGGTGTAGCTGCAAATTGAGGATTTGTAGGCAAGCCTTCTCCTCTAATTGCTTCTTCTTGTTTACCACGAGCTCGCTCTAAATTTCTTCTCACTTTTTCTGCTGCTTTTTGCTCCATAGCTACAGCCTGTTGCGGCAACTCTTTTCTATCTAACATTTTTACTATTTCTGGGTCTGTCTCCTGAAGAGTATTAACTTCACCGAGAGCAGAACCGTACTTATCAGGTACTACCTTTCGTGTAAATTTTTCGACCTCTGTTTTATAAGCCGCGTCCACATCAAAAGTTTCTACTCCTAGTTCAACTTTAGGGGAAAGAGCTAAAAAATCTGCAAACAATGTATCAGAAGTTTTAAGACCTAAAAGGCGTTTAAGCACAAATATAAAATTATCTAATAAAGATTTACTTGTTTTTTGTCTTTTAATAACAGATGGAAGTGAATTTAATTGCGCCATAATCGCAGGGCTAGATGTAGCTTCAGAAAAAAAATCATAAATATTAGTGCTTGCATAAGTGTAAGGGTAAGCTCGTCTATAAGCAGCAAATATACTGATCGCATCTTTACCAATTTGAGAACCATCTCTAGCTTCTATTGGGCTGTCTAGATTTTCAGGATTTTCAATTACATGTTTATCTAAGCCTTCTATTGTAAGCGCATGTCTTACTTCATGTAAGATTGTGTTTGCTAAATCTGGCAACGAGTCTAACTCTCGCGAGCTTATAGTATTTTTTGAACCTACAGGGTTTAGATAAAAATCCATTTCATTTTGATTATATCGTAAGCTGCTTACATCTATATCTCCTTTACTAACTGCTATAAAAGAATCCAACCATCCTTCAATATTATCCCCATCCCATACAGACTCTTTATCATTTATAATAATAAATTTATTTTGGGGATCATAATAACCCGCTGCGTTTTCTCTGTAGGGTACACGACCAAAAGTGAAAGGCATGTTTTGAATATTTTTGGCATTTCTAAACGCGCTAACTAATTCTATTGTAGCTGGGTCTAATAATGATTTGTTTTTGCTAAGTAATTTTAGAGCTTCACCTACTGTACTAGGATTTTCAGCTTGAAAAACTCTAAATAGTTTTAGATTATTTTTGTATGCGTTAACTAATCTATATTCAGTTGTACCATATAGGTCTTTTTTATTTTTTGATTCTGGATCTAAAAGGTAAGATAAATTTTCACCAAAAGCCTTAAGCTCCTTTTTAAGCTCCTCTCCTCTTAATGGAGTTGCGAGTTCTCCTGTTCTTCCTGCAGTTGCAAGCAAATCAGGTGAACGCCCATCCACTCCAGTTCTGTCAGGGTCGATAGCTCTTTCGGCAGTGGTATCGGTCTGGGGCTTGCCAGGTACACGAGCGCCTGCTCCAGCTGCTCTGTCGTCAAATTGTGAAACTCTGGCGTCAAATGCACTACGTTGTTGTTGTCTAACATTATCTTTTTCTCCCTCCTGTTGTTCTATTGTTTCTCTAGATGCGTCAGGTTCGGTTGTAATTCTGTAGTCTATTATACCATCGGTGGGTCTTTCAACACGATTTAATATTTTATTAGAAGCTTCTTTTACTCTTTCAATTCTTTTTATTTGAGGATCAGTAAGCTCACTTACATTAATTGGTTGATCGGCAAGGGCTTCATAATATAAATAAACTTCGGGATTACTTAGTGGTCCTACAGGTGCTTTTTTGTACTCAGGCCACCCTTTTTTAAAATCATTTTCAAGCAAAGTCTTTTTTGTTATTGGTTCATCAATAACACCACGTTCAAGTTCAGCGGTTCCTGCTTCTGTTTCTTGAGCATCTTCTTGAGCATCTTCTCGCGTTATAATATTTTGATCCGCTTGAATATCTCTGGCGTCTAATTCTTCTTGTAGTTCACTAATGACATCTGGTATGAGAACTTTATCAGGAAAGTTTTCTGGGTCAACCATAACTTCATTTAAACGAGTAATTTCGTTTTGAATATCTCCATAAGTCATACCTCCAAACTCAGGATTTACAGCTTGAATAGTTTCTACAACTTCATCAACTTCAGGACGAGGAGGCCCTACAACTTCTTCAGGACGAGGTGTGTCTTCAGGTGGTGATCGGCGAGCTTCAGGTTCATAGTCTTCATAAAGATCGGGATCCGCAGCACGTCTTGCTTGTTCTTGTTTATATGCTTCTAATTGTGTTTGATCTTCTGGTGTAATGTAATCCGCGCGTTCAATTCCTTCTTCAAGAATTGCTATATTTTCTTCTAAATCTTGATTATTTAAAACTTCAGCATTTGATTTAGCTTCTATCTCAATTTGACTTTCAGGAGTGCGTTGATCCGCATCAGTAATAGTTTCGTCCGTAACCTTAGTAGCATCAGTTTGAGGAATCGCATCGGTTGGTTCTCCTTTAGTAGTAGGTTTGATAGTAGGGGTTCTAAGGCCACCTATAGTGGCAGGTACAAGTGGCATAGCTATTCCAGCAGCTAACGCATTTAAATATTCCGCAAATGCTTCTTTATCGGCAAGAGATAAATCAGCACCAAATCTTTCTAAAGCAGATTGAAGTACTTCAATAGGGCCTTCTTCTGCCCCTGCAGCTCCTACAGATTTAGCTATATTTAATAAGGTTCTTTGGGTAGGTTTTTTTAATTTATCTAAACTTTTCTTTAATACTCTAAACCCTAGAGCATTAGCGTAAGCATGGGCCCAACTTACAAGGCCAAGCTTAGTAGCGTTAAGATCTTTAACAGCTTGAAGTTCTTCTTCAGGGTCATCTATATCTTTTGTAGCTTCGCTAATAGCAGTTTGATATACCTCACCAAGACCATATTTAGCATAAAGAGAACCTAAGGCGTATTTCTGCCCAATCCTTCGCATCTCTTTTTTAAATACGTTTTTACCTTCATCAGATGCTAAGTATTTAGCTGTTATATTAGCTGTGGCTTTCTTTGTGTAATCAGCCGCTGCTTCTTGTCCTTCCTCTTTGAGTATTCTTTTAGCGTTAGCCATAATTTTTGCTTTAACAGCTTTTCTTCCAATCATAGCTGCGAAACCACCGGTAGCCGCACCGGGGATATTACCCGCTGCGCCACCTATTAATGTACCCGCTACGTAAGTAAGCCCAAGTTCAGCTAACATTCCCACACCTTGGCCCGCCCAATAAGGAGCAAAATCAGTTATAACACTAAAAATTCCTTCGTCCCATGCCCCTTGAATTGTATCTGTTGGTTTAGTTAGAGGAGAAACGGCTTTCTCTGATCTCTTCATTTGCTCAAGACCAGATTTCATCATTCCTTCCCAACCCAATTGCTGCCCAAGACCAGCTTTAGCAGCGCCATATAACCCAGGCCATTGTTTTGTATACACGTCAAGACTACGCATAAAATCACCTTGATCAGGATCAGGGGCAGGGGTAAGAGGACCTTGAGCTAAATTTTGCTCAACTTCCATCTGTAATGCGGTTTGAATAATAGATGATTCAGGAGTGCCTTCCGGCGCTTCTACAGGTACTAATGTTCCCCTTTTAGTTCTAACGTTGTATACAGGCATTTATTTTTTGCCTCAGTCTGTACTCTCTATAAAACTTCCAGCTTCATCGTAA